CTCTCGTGTGTGCGGATTGAAAATTAAATAGAGAAAGCCCATCAGGGGTTCATAGGAGATAGCATGGCTAAAGGGAGAAAACTCGGCTTGGTTACCGGCGCTGAAAAATTCGCACCATTGCCGCTGCACGATGAGCCGCAATCTGTACATTTTGCCCGTGCAAATGCATTAAGGCCTGATGATCTATCAGAATCAGAGTTGAAAGTATGGGATCGCATGGCACCCAATCTGGCAATGCTGGGAAGATTGAAGCCGCATTTTGTTGATGCCCTCGCTGAATATTGCCGGGTTGTCCGCCGCCTGGCGGATGCCCGCAGCTATCTGGATGATTCAGAATGGACCTACGTCACATCCGGCCGCAACGGCCAGCAGTTTAAAAGCCGTCCGGAAGTTGCCCAACTCAATGATGATTGGCGAAAATGGCGATCACTGGTCGGTGAATTCGGCCTGGCCCCGGCGGCTGAACGCGGCATGCAATCAGGTCAGGGTGATTTGTTTGATAGTTTTGATGATTTTTGAATACTGACCCGTTGGAAAAAGCCGCTCGCTACGGGCGCGATGTCCTAACCGGAAAGATTGTCACAGGGAAACTGACCAAACTCGCTGTACAACGCCAGGAAAACGACTTGAAAAAAGGCCCCGACAGAGGGCTTTTTTTTTGCGAGGAATCCGCGCGGCGGCCGTTGATCCTGTTCCGCGATTATCTAAAGCACAGCAAGGGTGAATGGTCAGGGCAACCGATCGACTTGGAGCCTTGGCAATGCTGGATTATCGCCTGTGTGTTCGGCTGGAAAAACCAGGATACCGACAAGCGCCGATTCAGAACCGTTTACGACGAGGTAGCTCGCAAAAATGGTAAGACCACACGGCTATCCGGCATCGGCAATTACGGACTGACCAAAGACAACGAAGGCGGCCCTGAAATCTACGCCGCCGCCACCAAGCGCGAACAAAGCCGTATTTTATTCGATGAAGCCTGTCGGATGATCAAACAGTCCGTGCCGTTGCGGAGACGCCTGGATGTGCGGCAGCATCGGATCAACAACCCTGCCAACTTCGGCAAGTTCGAGCCGCTCAGCGCCGACGGCCAGACTATGGACGGCCTGAATCCACATTTCGCACTCGTTGACGAGCTACACGCGCATAAAACATCCGAGGTATGGGACGTGCTGAAGTCGGCGTTCGGCTCCCGTTCGCAGCCGTTGTTGTGGGCGATTACGACGGCAGGATTTAACAAAAACGGGATCTGCTACGAAGTCCGCGATTACGCGATAAAAGTGCTGGAAGGAATCGTCGATGATGACAGCTTTTTCAGCATTATCTATACCCTGGATGACGGTGATGACTGGCAGAACGAAGATAACTGGATAAAAGCCAATCCCAATCTAGGCGTATCCGTCGGGATTGATTATCTGCGCGAACAGGCCAGGCAAGCAGTCGTCATGCCTACAGCGAAAATAAATTTTTTTACCAAGCACCTAAATATCTGGGTGACCGGTGCAACGGCTTGGTGCAACATGGAGTATTGGATTTCATGTAGCGCTGACTACAAACCTGACGAGATAAAAGAAACGGTATCCGTCTATCTTGGCCTAGACTTAGCCTCTGTTTCCGATATCGCCAGCATCGGAGGAATTGCCGTCATGCCAGATGGGCGCTGGCTAACCTTTGGCAAGCACTATTTACCCGAAGAAGCCGTCGATAACAACATCAGAAAAAGCACAATTCCGTTCAGAAAATGGCACGAGCAAGGCTGGTTGACGCTAACGCCCGGCAACGTGATCGATTTTAATTTTATCAAGGCCGATATTCTTAGCCTGATGGAGCGGTTTCCAGTCAAGGAAATCGCTTTTGACCGCTGGAACAGCAGCCAATTGGTTAACGATTTGCTCGATGTTGATGCGCCGATGGTCGCTTTCGGCATGGGCTACGCATCGATGAATGCGCCCATGAAAGAACTGGAGCGCCGCTACCTGGCAAAAGAAATCGCGCACCCGAATGATCCTGTCCTCAACTGGGCCATGAGCAACGTCGTCGCTGATCAGGACCCCGCCGGAAACATCAAACCGGCAAAAAACAAATCAACCGAAAAAATTGACCCGGCTGTTGCCTTAATGATGGCGGTCGGCCGGGCTATGCTGACAGCAGAAGAAGAGCCGGTATCCGAGATAATATTTTTATGATCAAGTCGCTATTCTCAAAAAAGCCAAAGCCTAGCCGCTACGCAAGTGATACGCCATCAGCCAGCGAAGAAAACAGCATAAAAAATTCGGCTGTTTACGGCAACAATCTCGACCTTTTTTCATTGCAGAATGCAGGCGTTTCTGTCACCGAACAAACAGCGATGCAGGTCAGCGCTGTTTATGCCTGCGTTTCTCTGATTGGCGGAGCGATTTCATCCATGCCGTTGCCTGTCTACCAGCGCACCTCGGATGGACGAAAAAAAGTGGATAACGATGTCTGGTGGCTGCTTAATGAGCAGCCTAACCCGATGTATTCGGCCGCTGTATTCTGGGAGTCGATGGTTGGCTCGCTGCTACTACATGGCGATGCCTTTGCCAGAATTATAAGGTCAGGTTCATCTGGAATAATCGGATTCGAGTGGATTCATTCGAACCGCGTTACCGTCCGTTCAAGCGCGGAAGGACTTGTTTATATCGTGCAGCCGAATGTTTTCCCGTTCAAGCCGGAAGAACAAAAGACCATTGCCGCCATGGATATGATCCACATCGCAGGCCCAGGCTTCAACGGCCTACGCGGCATGAGCCAGATACGCTATGTTCTGCGCAATTCTGCCGGAATCGCCATAGCTGCCGATCAATACAGCGCTGCATTTTTTGAGAATGGCGCACGGCCTGATTTCGCCGTCGAACTTGCTGGAAGTCCTACGCCAGAGCAACAGGAAATGATGCGCAAGTCCTGGATGGAACGCTATCAAGGCATTGGCCGTGCGCATACGCCGGCATTGCTGACCAACGGCGCAAAAGTCCACGAATTGACGCTGAATGCAGAAGATTCCCAGCTGCTGACCACACGGCAATTCCAGGTCGAGGATATCTGCCGCATATTCGGCACGCCGCCGTTCATGGTTGGTCACACGCAAACGACGACTAGCTGGGGCAGCGGCGTCGAATCTATGGGTATAGGATTCGTAAAATACACGTTGGCCAGGCACTTGACCAAGATCGAACAGGAGCTGAATCGTAAAATTTGGCCATACACAAAAAAATACCTGGTCGAATTCAACACCGCAGGCCTGGAACGCGGCGATTACAAGACCCGCCAGGAAGGCTATCGGGTCGGTATTGGCCGTGCAGGAGAGCCTGGATGGCTGACCGTGAATGAAGTCAGACGCATTGAAAACATGCCGCCGGTAGAAGGCGGTGACCTACTCAACACAGGAACAACCAATGACCCCACAACTGCTCAAGCTGCTGGCGCTTAACAAGGGCCGTGGCTTTTTCAAGGCCGAAGGCAATAGCGAAGAAGCCACAGTTTATCTATACGATGTCATCTCATCGGATACCTACTGGGGCGGCGTGTCGCCTCTGGATTTCGCCAAACAGCTGGCGTCGATTACCGCACCGGTCATCCATCTGCGCATCAATTCCCCAGGCGGCGATGTGTTTGCAGCCCGGGCGATGGTTCAGGCCATGAAGGATCATACCAGCGATATCCATGTCCATATCGACGGCCACGCGGCCAGCGCCGCTACATTTCTGGTGATGGCAGCTGATAAATCCACGATTAGTGATGGCGCCATGTTCATGATTCACAATGCATGGACAATCGCAGGCGGTAACGCCAGTGATTTTTCGGCCATGGCTGACCTGCTGAACCGCATTGACAAAACCATTGTCGGCGATTATATGGCGAAAACAGGCCAGGAAGAGGCGAAAATCAAGGGCTGGATGGATGCCGAAACTTATTTTTTCGGTCAGGAGGCCGTAGACGCTGGCTTTGTTGATGCAATGGCCGGAGCAGCGCCGAAAAATAAAATTGAATGGGATTTATCGGCTTATTCAAAAGCGCCTCCGGTTAGCAACGAGCATAACGACGATAATCCTGCCTTACCTGATCAAGAAGTAGAGCCGGAACAGGACGATGAGCAGGAAAAATCCGAAAACCAGCTACAGCAAAACAAAAACCGATTGCGAATTCTGCAATCACGACTAGAAAAACACCAAACCCACAGCTCACAGGCCGCCTAACCAGCGGATTTCTTTCTAAAAGGTACTCCAATGAAACAAGCACATCTACGTGAAAAACATAACGAACTAGTTAACCAGGCCAACCATATTCTGGAAAGCAAAGGCGATCAAATCTGGTCTAAAGAAGATCAGGCAAAATTTGATAACGCCATGGATGAGGCCGACCGCTGTAAAACACAAATCGATGCTTACCAGCGTAAAATCGAGCTCGAAACCGAAGAAAACTTTAGCGATGCGGATGATTTCCGTATTGACGGTAAAAAGAAAGTCAGCGATGCGATGCGTGGCCTCGATATTTTCTTAAGGAAATCCTTCAAGGAAATGACGGTAGAAGATTCCATGCTGATCCGCAACACAATGAGCACGACAACCAGCTCAGAAGGCGGATATACCGTACAAACTGAAGTTGCACAAACGCTGGTTGATGCGCTGAAGGCTTATGGTTTCATGCGCAAGGAAGCCAGCCAGATCACTACATTACAAGGAAATCCGTTGTCCTTCCCGACTTCGGACGGCACTTCAGAAACCGGTGAATGGATTGCACAAAACACAACGGCGACTGATCTGGATGTCAGTTTCGGAACCCGCGCGGTAAATGTGTTCAAGGCTGGTTCAAAAGTTATCACCGTGCCGATTGAACTGCTTCAGGATTCAAATATTGACATTCAGGCGATGGTTTTTAAACGTATGGTTGACCGTATCGGCCGACTTTCAAATACCGGTTATACGACAGGCGGCGGCACAACCGATCCTTTAGGCGTGGTGACAGCGGCATCAGTCGGAAAAACCGGAACAACCGGCCAAACCTTGACAATAATTTACGAAGATCTGGTTGATTTAATCGATAGTCTGGATGCGGCTTATTTAGAAAACGGCGGCAGACTCTGCTTTATGTTTAGCCAGACTATGCGCAAGATCATCAGAAAAATCAAGGATAGTGCTGGCCGTCCGATCTGGACGCCAAGTTACGATGCGGGTATTTCTGGCGGATTATCAGATCAATTGTTGGGTTATGACGTATGTATCAACAATGATTTCGCCGTCCCTGCCGCTAATGCCAAGTCGCTAGCATTTGGCGATTTCAGCAAATAC